CGATTTTCGTGCAGACAAGAAGTGGCACAACTATGTCGAGTTGAGCAATCGCTTCTACTTCGCCATGTCGCCCGCCGTGTACGCTAAGGTGAAGGACGACATTCCACGCGGAGTCGGTGTGTTGCTGGTCAGCCGGGCTACTGATCGAATGGGTCGTAATCTGCTGAAGTCCAAGGTTGCCAAGTACGCGTTCCGCCGTGAGCTCGACGCCGTAGTCAACCTCGACCTGATAATCCGGCTGGCGTTTCGCAACGCGCAGTTCAATCGGTTTGCGAAACATCGCAAGGCCAAATAAAGGAACAACATGTTCGCCAAACAAAAGATTCTGGGTGTGAACGGCAAGAACTTCAACATGGCCCCTCCTTCCCAGGGAAATGGTATCAGCGCACGCGCTTCGCGTAAAGCCAGCAAGTCAGAGGTCAGCGCTAACATGTCGATGTTCGGTGGTGGAAGCGGTGCCGGTGGTGCCTCGATGTCCGTCAACGGCTTCTGGCAATCGAACTACCAGTATTACATGACTGGCCTGATCCCGGCGGATCCGCATCTGGTCGACACCTCCACGCTGGCCCTGATGTATCGGGACATCTACCTGTTCGATAACACGGCAGGTAGCGCAGTGGACATTCAGGCGCACTTCCCGTTCTCAAGCTGGGAACTGCGGGGTCTGGAAGAAAAGGAACTGCGCCCGTTCAATGAAACGCTGGAGCGCCTCAACGTTCAGCAGATGATGCCGTTGATCTCGACAACGCACCTTGTGGACGGCTTCTTCGCCGGAAGCTTGGTGTTCGATCCGAAGGCTAAGGTGTTCATGGACACTCTGCTGCACGACGCACTGTCCTGCAGCGTGATGCCTTCGCCGTTCTTCAACATCGACCCCACGATCAACGTGCGGGTTGGACAGTCAACGCAGCAGTTCCTCAACGATACCTCGGAGTACGCACGCCGCTATCTGCAGCAGATGCCGTCGCAGTTCGTTGACATGCTGAAGTCGGGTGCATTCACTCTAGACCCGGTGACTACGCTGTTCGTGCCGCGCCGTTCGACAACGGACCGGGCCTTCACCTCGTACCTGCACCGCATCCTCCCGATGTACCTCATCGAGAAGACGCTGTTCCGCGGTACGTTGGTTGAATCGCAACGTCGTCAGCGCGCGATGACCCACTTGACCGCAGGTGACGATCAGTGGACACCGACAGGCGAAGAGCTCGGCGCATTGGTGCAGGAGTTCCAGAGCGCGGAAATGGATCCGCTTGGCGGATGGGTATCCACACGTAACGCCGTGCAAGCAACCGATCTGCGTCCTGGTGGTGACTTCTGGAAGTGGACCGACATGGCCGACATTCTGGTTGCCTACAAGCTGCGGGCACTCGGTATCTCGGAGTCGTTCCTTTCGGGTGATGCCAGCTACGCTTCGGCTGAGTCGGCGTACTCCACGTTCCTGGAATCGATGAACAGCTTCCGTACCGACATGACGGAACGGGTGTTCTACTCGAAGATCTTCCCGCTGGTCGCCGTTACCAACAATCTGTACAAGGATCCGAGCAAACGCGCAGAGGCTGGCCGTGTTGTTGACTTCCTGTTCAACCGCACCAATCGCAACAACCTGAAGATGCCGCAGCTTCACTGGCATAAGGAGTTGGAAGCGAAGGGTGAAGAGAACATGGCGGAACTGCTTCAGCAAGCATCCGACAAGGGTGTACCTATCCCGCTGAAGATGTGGATGGCTGCTGCGAAGATCGATCCGGATGCGCTGATGCGTGACTTGGACGAAGACGCCGAGCTCCGCAAGAAGCTCGAGAAGTACACGGGCAAGGACACCAGCCACGAAGGTGAAGACGACTTCGGCACTGACGAGTTCGACGATGACTTCGGTGGTAGCGTCGACGCACGTGAAGAAGCCAAGCAGGAACACGCACGCTTGTTGGAACGTGCTAGTGCTGGTCAACTGACCACACAATCGGCTTCGCATTCACGTGGATACCGGAAGCCGTTGCTGTCTCGTGACTTTGGCGACAGTGGTGACAGCTGGACGTTGTCGAAGACGGGTAAGATCAAGCACATCCCGTCTATCAGCCAGCCGCGTGCCAAGGCAGAAGCAAACAGCCGGATCATCAAGATCGCAGCGAAAGCCGACCGCGATCCGAACTATCGCCTGGAACTGGCGAAGCGCAACAAAGAAAAGCTCGGTCGTACAACACTCCCGATGTAAGGATGCTCTATGTATTCATTCCTGATCAGCAAACCTGTTACTGCCGCAATCAAGCCCGAAACGGCCTATCAGTGGTTTTCTTACAAGGGAGCTCGTCCGGTCAAGTTGGATTTCCGTGGCAAGACGGTAGTCGTTGAAAAGGGTATGCGCTTCGGCGTGCGCCCTTCCGTCAACGGCACGGACATCCGGCTTATCTTCAAGGGTGAACCTACCAAGGTTCACACCCTAACCAAGCAGCAAGCCGACAAGCTCGCTAAGGGAGTCTGACGTGGATACGCATATCCCGAACGATCAACCAGTGACCGCACCGAAGCGTAAATATTTTGGTGCGCTTTTCGACGAGTACACGCCGCAAGTCGAAGCGCAACTCCTGCGTGACTGCATCATGCTTATGGATGTGGCGCGCAAGGAACGGTACGACGAGGTTGTTCTGGTGTGTCAAAGCGACAAACCGGATCAACTGCTGGAAGCCATTGGTATGCGTCGTGTGATGATCCCGACGCTGACCACTGAATGGTTGGTGTACCGCACGAACGCGGACTGGCCGGTAGCTCCCGAAGGCACGACACTGGAAGTTCAGCGCGATCTGTACGTTGCGACGAAGAACGTGCAGATGATCGCTCCCGACGAGGCTCACGACAACGGCTATTACCTGCCAGAGCAGGGTCGTCCGTGTCCGGATACCATCTCGCTCGATCGGCCGGCTCCTAACGGCTACATCCCGGTCGACCCCGCACTCACACTCATCTGGTCTTAACAACATGTCCGACACTCAAGACACCCTTCCTGAACAACCGACGACGGTTGAAACGATCGAGCCGGATGCAACCATCAACATCCAGACCGGCGTTCCTGCTGAAGAACCCGCTCCGACTGTCGAAGAAACTCCGGCAGCGCCCGCCAAGAAAACGTGGTATCTGTTCAAGGCTTCGGGCGTTGGCGCACTGACCGTGTACGATACCAGTGTCGAGCTCGACGCCGACGCAGCGCAACCCGACAACAGCACGCCGTGGGAACCGCCGATGGTACTCGGCACCGGACTGGTAGTTTACTGGACTGGCAACGCGTGGCAAGTCGGTGCTGACCTGATCAACGCACCGATCGCCAGTCAGCAGTCTGCAGCGTATGCGCGTGCCGCCATGGACTTCGACGAAGCAGTCTACGCGCTGTCGTCAGGTTACACGAAGTCCGAGCAAGCCTCGTGGAAGCAGCAAGTCGTCGACGCACACGCAGTCATCGACGGACAACCCGCTTCGCATCTGTTGTCCACGCTGGCAACCGCACGCGGTATCGAAGTCTCCTATCTGGCGGCTTCGATCATCGCCAAGTCGAACGCGTACAACGACAAATACGCGACGTTGCTTGCCGCATACCAGAAGCTCCGTGATCAGATTGGCAACGCTACGAAGACTGCGGACCTCCCGGCGTTCACTGTCGATGACGTGCATCTGATCTAAGCACGGCACCAGTAGCCCCAATTTAATAGCATCAGTATCGCATACTCGACGACGTGCAGTGGGTTCAAACTTGTGGGAAGGGTGACACACTGCATTGTGGTTTGGGGGACGATCAAAACGAGTTCGAGTCTCGCGTCCCCTCTTTTCCTCTTTTCCTCTTTACCCAAGAGTTCAGCTGACTCTTGAGGTTCAACCGTCAGCTAATCCACTCTTGGTGCCTCCTTACGGGCGTGCCAATCATGAGCTTTCTTTCCGACGCAATATCCAACGCCGAGCAACAGATTCACGTGAACACGAAGGGGCAGGTCAACGCGCTCAAGCAGGGCGTCAAAGGCGCTGTCACCAACGTCAAGAACAACGCTAGTTCCGCAGTCAGCGGCACAGTAAATAATGTGGTTAAGACCGGTATTGGCGCCGTAACAGGTGCAGTCGGTAGCTTACTCACAGGCAACGTCAGCGGTGCAGTTGGTTCCATACTCAACGCACCCTCCAAGATTTTCGATTCAGCATTGTCTGGCCTAGGTGGCTTCGCCCCGTCAGCAACTCTGCAGAGTCCTGGCACTTTCAGTGCTATGAGCAGCATCGGTGGCGCAGACCCCGGCAATCCGTTGGCTGGTATCTCCGCACGTCCAGATCCGCTGATGTCGTTCACATGGTACGCTCAGCTCCCAGTCATCAGCCCCGGCACGACGCAGACCGCATCTGGCGCGAGCGCTGGAGTGCTGGCTAGTCTTGCGAGCAGCGCACTCAGCGGTGTCGGTGGCGCTCTGTCTTCGGCTATGGGCGGCGCTGTGTCCACTAGCCAAGCAGCGCAACTTCCGTGGTACTTCGTGGAAGAGGCTACTATGCCTTTCCGCCAGTTCGCGTCGAAGGCCATCTTCCGTGAAGGTCGCGACCGCAACTACCCGGATAAGTATTCTGTGGATACGCTTCGTCTGGCGGTCTACGCGGACAGCTCCAACACTTCGTTGAAGTACCTGCAAGCCTGGAACAACGCAGTGCTCACGCCATTCAGCGCGGCAACTGCTGGACAGCTCGCTGGTGGATGGGGTCGCCCGTCTGACTACAAGAAGCCGATCTATATCTACTTGCTGGATGTCACCAAGAGCGTTATCGCCATCGTGCAGTACACCGAGTGCTGGCCTATCTCGGTAGACACCTACCAGATGGGTAGCAACAGCAGCGAGCGCCTAGTCAACCACGTGACGTTCAGTGTTGGCGACGTGTTCATCAATGTCATGGATGTCAACCCGGACCTCACTTCGGCGATTGCGTCCAACCTTAGTAGCAACGCGCTGACGAATCTAATCGGTAGTGGAGTTGGTAACGTCGGTGATCTGATCAGCAGCGGTTCGCATATGCTGTCCAGTGCTACTGACTTCCTTGCCAATAATCTGCCGTTGCCCGGCTCGTCGTCGCTGTATCAACCGACGATATAAACACAAAGCAATACCCTTCCCAACCTAGGAGTAAACGATGAGTGGTAACAACACCACGATCCATTCCACCACCACGATGGAGTTCCCACGTGAGCGGCAGGAAGCGATCCAGAAGAAGGTCGATGCGCGTTCTGCGTCGACTGCTCACTTCATGACGCCGCCCAAGGCACATCCTCAGGCACCTCAGCAGATGACGAAGGTAGGTCAGACGCCGCATCAACCTACGGCACAGCCGCAACCTCAGGCAGCCCCGCAAGCGCAACACGCGCCGCAGCTGCAACGTCGCCCGATGATGCAGCCGGTGCTTGACGATCAGCCGCAAGCTCCTCGTCAGGCTCCGCAACCCAATCCGATGGGAATGTCGTTCAACGGCGTCCCTGCTGGACAAGCTCAAGTGAGCGCGCCGACGGTTCCGGTGGAAATGCCTGGATTCACGAACGCGATCGCTGAACCGGAAGGTACGTCGCTGGCACTGCCTTCGCGCTTCGCCTTCTACAACTTCAAGGATCTGTACGCCTCGCCGTTTCGTGCCAAGCATCTGGCGAAGCTGCAACGCGCGCACCGTGAACAGTCACTGCTTCCGCTGGTGGAAGCCGTGTCATCGATTCTGATGACGACCACGCCTGGACATTCGGCTGTCGCATTCGACCTGACCCTGCCGGACTTCTACTTCGTGCTGTATTGGCTGCGTCTGAATAGCTTCACGAAGTCGAACTACACGCACAAGACGACGTGTAACAACGAAGCGCACATGAAGCGCGTCGAGGACGGCTACAAGCTGGAACAGTACGCTGCCGCGGTCGCTGCTGGCGAAATGTCCCAGGAGCAGTTCGACCTCATCCAGTCGCAAGTCCTGCCGGAAGACTCGCTGCAGATTGCCGAGATCATTCGTCAATCCACGATGGTAGTTAAGGAGCTGGAAGAAATCCCGAATCCGGAACACTACCACTTCAGCGATACCTCGGCGATGTTCTTCCGCCCGCCTACCATGCGCGATGTCATCGAGTTCCAGGATGCGCCGCAGATGCAGGACAAGGCTACCCGTACCGAGTTTGCGTATCTGGCTCAGATGGCGTCGCATATCCAGCATCAGGAACTCCTGCTCACGCTGGCCGTGCGCGTGGATATCGTCGGGGAAGCAACCGCAGACCAAGTTCAGCTGCTGCAAGACTATGAACAGGCCATTGGCACTTACGGTGTTGATGAAGAAGTCGTTGTTACGTGCAAGGGGTGTGGCGCATCGAGGAAGAGTAAGCTCATCCTCGATGCGTTCTCGTTTCTTTCCCCTGACAAGCGCGGCTGACGTCAAGGACCGCTACTTTCTGATAGCTTCGGAATTCGGTTTTGATCCATCTGACGAAATGCCGCTTTATCGGTTCCAGCAGTATTCGGAGTATGCTCAGAAACGTCGTGACGAGCGCATCGATGCTGCACGCAATGGAATGATCTACACAGGTTGATTACTATGGCCGCTTTTCGTAGTGACGCAGAGAAAAAGAAGTGGGCTTCGCTGGAACACAAGGCGGGCCTCTCGTTGCAGAACATCGCAAAGGGAGTTGCCAGCGCATCCGATGTGAAGGCGGTTAGTACCGCGCTCAACGGGTTGAGTGGACTGGCGAAGCAGGTGTTCGATCAGGCGATCAGCGCTGCCGAAGTCAGTGCCAAGAAGTTCGAAGCACAGTATGAAAAGCTTCACGGCGCTGACGACGGTGGCGGCGCGCAACTCACGGCCTACGAGCAAGCCCTGAACAAGGCGCTTGCCGACGCATTCCCTGATCTGTTGCATCAGATCCAGGATGTGGTCGAGCTCAGTAACCTGGAACAGTCCGAAGAGATCGAGCGCGTGATCGGCACGAAGCTCACGGACTTCCAGAACATGGTGGCCCCGCGCAAACAGGCAGATCCGGCAAGTGTGGATGATGTTCTGACTGCGCAGGACATTATGGTCGACGAGCTGATGGCGCGCGACGACGCTCGATGGGTTACTCGCAAGAAGGATCTGCTGGAAAGCATTGCCGACGTGTTTCAACACACGTTGCGCGATCTGGCGGCGTCCATCAAGCGGGAACGCACTGCGATGGGGAACGGCGAGATTGGACATCACGCCAATACCCCGCTTCTGTCGGGACCTTCGGGTGGTAACTCGCTGGTCCCGTATCAGAGCAACGACTGGCACCTAGCAGAACAGCCTTCGGTGCTGAATCGTGCGATGTCGTTGGTTGGCGGCAATCGCGAAAGTGATCGTGCTCCGGCAGCCGACGTCATCGATATGCCGACGGGCAACACTGCTACTCAGGGCAGTACCGTCAAGGGTGCAGACGTGGTGTCGCTGTCTCCGAATACGGAAGCTGCGATCACCACTGCGGCTAACGACCAGACGTCGCTGTACAAACAGCTGATGGACTTCCTGGCTAACCCGAACGGTCACAAGAGTGGTGAGTCGGATAAGGCTGAAGAGAATGCCAACGCCGTCGCCCGCGCCCTGAAGAATGAGTTCGGCGATAAGTCTTCAGGCAAGAAGTCCAAGAAGGAGAAGGACGACACTAGTTCATGGCTGAAGGGTCTGGGTGGTGTGTTGGCCGCCATGATCATGGACCCGCAGTTGTTCACTGGATTGGCGGAAACGGTTCAGAAGATCCTCACATGGGATAACATCAAGAAGATGGCGGTCTCTTCGTGGGAGTACATGAAGGATCAGGGCAAGACGATCATTGATTGGGTTCTCGAGAAGCTCGGGCTCAACAAGAAGATCGAGCAGCCTGAAGTAGACGCAGCCAAGGATCACGGTGGTGCCAAGCTCACCAAGTCCAACGCGCAGCGCTTACAAGATCCGAAGGTACAGGCTGAACTGGCAAAGATGGACGCGGGCTTGAAGGACCAGCATCCTGGAGCCAAGCTACCGGAAGCCAAAGATCCGGGTGCGCATCAGTCGTGGCAGTCGAAGATCGGCAACTTCTTTGGCATCAAGCTCGGTGATGAGAACGTGGTGAAGAGCGACGTAGCCAACGCCACGAGCAATCCGAGCTACTATGCGAACAAGGGTGGCAACTCCAACACTACCAGCGTCAACGCCAACACTACGGTGACCGCGTCGTCGAGTGCTAACGTCGGAGGCAACCGCTCGACCGTCAACAATCAGGCCAATGCCGGTAGCATCACCAACTCGACGGTGTCGAATCCGGGCACTACCGTCAAGGTAAATCCGGGAACATCCACTCCCCCACCGGGAGCCAGCTCGCCGAGTGGTCCGGCTGGAACTGGTAGCAACGCTCCGGGTGTAGGCTCACCGAAGATTGGTGGGTCAAGCTTCGGCTTCCAGTCAGGCATTGATGATAGTCTGCCGTTGATGAACTCTACTTTCCTCGTGAACTAATATGGTTACTCTGACGGACGCAACGGCTCTGGTGCCCTTCAGAGAACCGAAGGAAGACAGCACTGCGGTCGATAACCCCAAGTCGTTTATGGACCTGTCGTCATTTATCGACAAGGTTATCGTACCTCGCGAGCAGGAGAAGCGTGACTACATGGCCTGGACCTTCCAGGGTGTGGTTACGCACTTCGCTAATCACGATGACGAGCAAGCTGACTGGGAACGAGTACAGGCAGCAGCCAAGGAAGCGTTCATCCAGTCGCGATTGGACGAAGAGGCCGATGCTGATGAAGCTGAAGCCAAGCGAGTACGCCAAGGCGACAGTCTGCTGAAACGCGTTACCAAGTGGGCGCTGAAGAAGATCGTGAAATGGGTGGTCAAGACGGCAGTGCGCGCAGTGTTTCGCTTCGTGAAGTGGATAGTCAAAGAGGTTATCGTACGCGGCATGATGGGTATGGTCGAATGGTTGGTGCGTCCAGTGCTCATGGAAGTGTTGGGCTTCATCGGCCTGAACCCTGAACTGTGGCCGGTTATCGTAGTCTTGGGTGGTGCTGCGGTCCTTGGTTACGCGGCATGGGACATGTTCTTCAAGGGTAACAAGGATTCACTGAAAGATGCCAATGCGGATAAGAGCAATCTCGCTGATCAAGCGGATGCACTGCTGGAAAGTCCTGTTCGCATGGAAGGCATGGCCGGAGCCCCTATCGCGGCCGGAGCTCCAGGCGAAGCGGGTGCTCCTATTCGTGCAATCACGCAGAGTGGTGCCTGGAGTCTCGGTCAGACGTCCAAGCGCTTCGAGTCTGGTTCAGGTGGTGCTGGCACTATCTCGTCCGGCGCTGGCGACTTGGGTGGTGTGTCCTACGGTATCTATCAGTTCAGCTCGAAGACCGGTGGTGTGCAGGAGTTCCTGAAGAACACGCCATACGGTAAGGAGTTCGAAGGTCTGGTTCCAGCCACGGATGCGTTTAATGCCAAGTGGAAGGAACTGGCAAAGGATCCAGCGTTTGGACAGGCACAGCACGACTTCATCAAGGGTCAGTATTACGATGTGCAGATGCGCCGCTTGAAACAGGCGGGCTTCGACTTCAGCGACCGTGGTCCAGCGGTACAGGATAACATCTGGTCGACGGCTGTGCAGATGCGTGGCCTAACTCTGAAGGTCGTGCAGGGAGCGCTGGCTGGTCAGGACTGGCAGAAGTGGACAGACGCTCAGATCGTCGCTGCTATCCAGGACTACAAATACGCGAACACCGAGAAGCTGTTCTCGAAGAGCCCTACGCTGTGGGGAGGTTTGCGTAAGCGTGCCGAATCAGAAAAGGCATCGCTGGTCCAGCTGGCAAACAATACGCAGTATCCGCAGGGTGCGACGTCGTCACTTCCAGACGCACAGGTAGCGATGCAGAACGGGGCGACCACGCAGCCCAACGGGAAACCTAACAATGGCACGGCGTCAGCTCCTGGTCAGCGGATGGCTAACGGCAACGTCGTCGCTTCGAAGGACGGATCAAACGGGAACACTGTGATTCGCGGACCGCAGGGTGTTCTCATAGCAGTCAACGCTTGATTGATTGGGGTTTACAATGGCAAATACGAATTATCTGTGCGTCATTCAACAGACGCAGCCGAGCAACGGCGGACAGCCTATCGTCGTGACTGCACCGATGCCTGATAGCTTCGCGTTCGATGCTCGTGCCACTTACGACACACCGTTCGCACAAGGGCTCTCAGGCAACAAGAAGCTGAACGACGCGATGGCGTTGTTCGGCACCAAGCTGTCGGTGCAAGCGCTTACGGCTCAGATCTGGTCTGGTAATCAGGACTCGGACCTGTCGATCGAATTGGAGTTCCACACCGAAACGGATCCGGATGCCGACGTGCGGCAGCCGATTCTGAACCTGTTGAAGTTGACGATGCCTTCAATCAACTCCACGTTCGGATTGCTGCAACAGCCCGGCCCGTCCATGGACTTGTCGCAGTTGGTGGGGACCGCCGCTGACGGTATCAAAAGCGCTGGCACCACGTTCGGTACGGTTGCCAAAGGTCTGTGGAACACCGCGACGAATCTTGGCAAGGATGTCGTCAACCAAGTAGGCAGCGCTATCGGTGTGTCCCCGCAACTAGGCACGTTGAGTAACAGTGCAACGACGTCTAACGACGGGGCTAACTCGACCATTCAGTCGAGCTTGCAGCAGAACCCCAGTCTCGGTACGTCCGCTTACTGGAAGTCGCGTATCAAGAATCAGATCAGCATCCGCATCGGTAACTACATGTTCTTCGATAGCGTGGTCATCACGAACGTGCAGCAGACGTTCAGTTCCAACTTCGATGCGCAGACTGGCTTGCCGCACCACGCGAAGGTGATGGTCGGATTCAAGCCACTCTTCATGCTGGTCCAGTCGGACTTGGATCAGTTGTTCCTGAATCCTAACGGTGGGACCACCAGCGGTGCCGACAACTTCGGGTTCAGCATTCCGAACGCAATTTCCAGCGTCGGTCAGAACGCATTCCAAGCCGCATCTGGCGCTGCCTCGAAAGCCGCCAGTTCATTCGGCTTCCACCTGTAGGAGATAGATCATGGACGGTTACACCGGCGATTACAACTGGAGTCGCTACACGCCGCTGGATAACAGTGGCAACTACGACAAGTTCAAATCGGGTTACAAGAATCTGCGCTTCAACGTGCAGCCTAACACGCAGATCCAGCTGAAGTCCACCGACGTCGCTAATCTGCCGGGTCTGGCCTTCCGCTTGTTCGGGGACACGTCACTGTGGCGCGCCCTTCTGGCATACAACGGTCTGTCCGACCCGATCTCGGATCTTGCTGTCGGATTGGTGCTTCGTGTGCCAACCAAGGCAGACGTTATCGCGTATCTGTCGAAGCAGCAGAACAATCAGCAGCAGACATTGACCATCTGAGGATAGCATGGGCTATAACGTAAACGGAAGGTTGGAAGTAGCAATCTTCATCAACAACGTGGAGTATCCGCTGGATCCGGGTACTAACACGCTGGCCTTTCTGCACGTTGGTTATTCGACCAAGACGTTCCTTCCGACCGTGCACTTCAAGCTCATCGACGTAATCCACTCTCTGGACCAGCTAGAGTTGCAGGATGCCATTCCGATCCGCGTGGTGGTCAAGCCGTCAGCCGCTGCCACAGTCACGTATAACTTCCGCAAGTTCCATCACGTGAAGCAGTTCAACGGCTCGTCGTTTGAGTACGAGGTGGACGGTTACTACGACGCCCCTCGCTACTGGACGGGCACTGCTACTGGAGGTGTTCGTGGTACAAGCGACGACGTCCTGTCTCAGATTGCTTCGACGTGCGGTATCCCGTATAGCGGCACCGCCACAAACGATTCGCAACTGTGGATGCCTCGCAACCGAACCTACGGTGAGTTCGCCAAGCAAGTGGCGAAGCGCGGATACGCAAACGATGGATCATACATGGTTCTGGGTGTGGATCCTGTCGGGGGAATGAAGTACAAGGATGTGAACACGTTGCCTGATCCGTCTGCCAAGATTGTTCTGGGCCAGTACCTCATCGGCGCGTTCACAGCTACTGACTACCAGCCGCAAGCCAAGTCTGGGCTTAACAACAAGATGACTGGCTACCAGAATACCCGGGTCCAGCAGTCGATGATTGGCGACGACACGCACACTATGCACGATCAGGTGACGTTCACGCCGGACAGCAATAGTCCGCTGTTCAACGTAGCTATCAAAGACAAGATCCAGCAGGGCTACCGTACCTTCAGCGCTATCGACGTTGGCAACGTCCACACGAACTACGAGCGCGCAGTCTATCAGAACATGCGGTTTGCCAACACGTACAGTCTGAGTGTTGAGTTCAACATCTCCACGCCGACAACGTTGCAACTGTTCGATACCTTCACCTTCGCAGTGGATACCGAGAACCAGAAGCAGGATGTGGCCTACGCCGGGACGTATATCATCTCAGCCAAAGCCTTTCTGATTGTCGGTGCCAACTACGCTGAGAAGTTGCTGGGAGTACGTCAGGGCACGAATTCTAATTACACATCGGGTTGATCATGGCCTTCCACACAGCCAACGACACAGTATCACATTCCGAGGAGTACGGCTCCGGCTATTACTTGGGAACCGTGACCAACAATCAAGATCCGTTAGGCCTCCATCGAGTACAGGCCGACGTGCCCGGTCTGTATGACAGCGCTGCCGGTGAAGTGCCCTGGATTGGTCCGCACAAGGACAGCCCGTTCGGCTTCGGTACTGGCGCTAACGGACAGTACGGAACCTACGGCAGTCCGGCGGTTGGCAGCAAGATCAAGATCGAGTTGCAGAACGGTGATGAGCACAACGCTCTGTACTCGCCGGTGCAAGTCAAGGCCGATGTGAACGCGGACTTCAGCGATCCGAACGTGTGGGGCTTCAAGGACCCGGATGGTAACATCGTCAAGTACGATATGACGAACCATACCTATACCTTCATCACGAAGGGCGGCGCGCAAATCAATATCGACGCTAACGGCAAGCGCATCACGCAGGTCAACGGGGACGTCACGAATTCCAATGGCGACTGGACTGTCAACGTTACTGGGAACGCGTCTATCACCGCTAGTGGCAATGCCGCGGTCCACGCCAGTAGTAACATCACGGTTCAGGCAGGTGGAACCGCTACGTACACTGCGTCGGCACATAACTTCCACGGCCCCATCGTTGCGGATTCCACGATCGCGGCCGGTGGTGACATTACCGACTTGACGAGTTCGGGTAACTCCAAGACCGTCGGGAACATGCGCAGCACCTACGACAATCACGATCACGAATACACTGACGACGGCAACGAGCGCACGACTGGCAAGCCGAATCAGCCGATCTAACAATCCGAATTTTACAGGGTATAGCAATGGCCGCTCAACTCACTTCGTACCAGACGTCGTTGGACGGCGCAACCTGGATCGACGTAAATACTCAGTTCGGTATGAACAATCTACCGGATCGTTTGCCTGACGCACAGGCTATCCAGTTGTGTAGCCTCTTCAATCTGTTCAACTGCCCCATAGGTTCCCGGTCCCGCATCTTCCAGCCGGAGTACGGCTCGATGTGGTATCAGTTCTTGCAGGAACCGATCGATCAGACAACCGCCAACAAGATGCAGATCGCGATGATCCAGGCTATCGCTCGCTGGGAACCGCGCATCAACCTCGACATGTCTAACTCGTTTATCACACCTGACCTGACGCTCCCCGGTTACAACGTGAGGCTGGCGTTTGGTGTAGGACTCACGAGTGCAAGACAGGCCATTAACTTCACGATCACTCAGTAGAGAAATAGATGGCAACCACCAATCTCGTTTTGTCGGACCTGACCGCGGACGTTGACCAGTTCGTCGCACAGTTCCAACAGGCGTTGGCGAACAAGCCTACTTGGGTAGGCAACCTCACAACGCAGACATCGCAAACCCTGATCGAACTTATCAGCGCTGTTGGTGCCTTTGCGCAAGGCCGTATCATGCGCGAAGTCGAGGACGTGTTCTCGGAAACGGCACAGGCTGACGATTCGATCCTGTCCATCACGCAGATGCAGGGACTGCGTATCGCCCGCTATCTGCCGGCCGGTGTGACCGGTACGCTCAACAGCCCGGTATCAGTCAGCCTTCCGCCACTGACACAGTTCTCATGTGGCGGCGCGTACTTCTTCAACCGCTCGCAGATCACCATCATGGCGGGCGTGCCATTGGCAGTAACGTTGTATGAAGGCAAGGTCTACAGCTACGCCATGAACGGTCTGGGTACTGAACGGCAGACGTTCGTGTCCTCGCAAGACGGGTTCGTGATCTCGGATCAGGACGTTATCGTGCAGGTGAACGGCACCATCATTCCCAAGTCGTTCGGCGTCTTGTGGAACTTCGACGGTGTGCCCGGTTACGCTGACCTGTCTATGTCTGACGGACGGTTGCTCATTCAGTTCGGTAATCTGGGTGGGTTGAACGGCCAGTTCGGCACCATCCCGCAGGTCAACGACGCGGTTGTCATCTCGTACCCGGTTACTCAGGGTTCGAACGGGAACAACGTCGTAACCATCAACAAGGCAGTGAGCGTCACTGGCTTCCCGCAGATCACCGGCACGTTCAACGCCAATCCGACCGGTGGTTCCAACGACAAGCCTGTGGTCGCCTACAAGAACGTGGCAGCCGGTGGATTCGGGACTTACCAGTCGGCGGTCACCAAGTCGCAGTATCAAGCAACCATCGCCACGTATCCCGGTATCCTGGATGCAGTGACGCAGGCACAGCGTGAGATCAACCCCTCGGACTATCGCTGGATGAACGTTATCCGCGTAGCCGGGTTGACCAGCAGTCCGTGGACACAGGCGCAGAAGAGGAGCTTCACGGACTACTGCCAATCAGTCACGATGTACGCTCCGTACTTCCTGTGGCAGGATCCGATCGCTGTACCGCGCGACGTGGCGCTGGACGTGTACGTGTTCAACACGGCTATTCCGTCCCAAGTGCAGACCGCAGTGACCAGCGCGATCACCAAGCTGTTTGCTCCGCGCCCCGGTTTGTTGATGACCAACTTCTACGTGTCCGACTTGATCGACGTGGCAACGGCTGCGGCTCCCGGTCAGATATCGTACATCATCCCGAATGCTCCTACTGGTTCGATGGTCGTCACCAGCCCGGAAAGTCCTGATGCCACGTACACTCTGATTCCGGGCGGTGGTGGTTTGGGTTCGTCAGTATACGCATACGCAGTCAGCACCACGCTTACCACGGGCGAAGTCGGTGTTCCGACCAACTGGACATTCCCGCAGATCGTCAGTGTGACAAATAGCTATGCGGTCAAGCTTGATTGGCCCGCCGTCGTGAACGCTGCCTCGTATCAAGTCTGGGGTCGCAAGAGCGGCCAGCTAGGTATTCTGGCTAACGTATCGGCTGCGTCGCCGCTGACCTTCACGGACAACGGTACGATAACGCCGACGGGTGGTGCGCCTACCACGATCGCTAACACGCCGATTCGCTACAACTCGCTGAACAGCTTGACCATCAACGTGTTCTACGCGGAACGTCAGCAGCGTATCGACAGCAACAATCCGACGCGTCTGTCAAACGGATAAACCATGAGCTACCAATACACGACGGATCCACCGTCTAACGATCCTGCTGAGAATCGGCGGCTTGGTTATCGCACACCGCGGTCAATCCTGCTGCCGCCGTATCTGGAGATCAACCCGTACTTCACGGACTTCATGGACGCGGTCGACGAAGTGTTCGAAACGACTGTGGACAAGAAGACGGAGATCTTGGGCAACCTGCGTAATATGTGGGTGACCAATCCGGAGATGGAAGCTACGTACATCAACGAGAGCCAGCTCATCCCGTTCGAGGCGTGGTCGCAGCCTGAGCGGGACTTGCTGGTCAAGCAAGTGAACGCGTTGGGGATGAAGCTGCAGAACGCCGGAGTTGTAACCAGCGACAACTATCAGACGATCAGTCGATGGGTCGGGCAATACTGGTTCGGCAAAGGCACCGAGTCGTTCATCAACTTCATCAACTACTGCCTGTCCACCAGCCTCGACGTGCGCAAGCAGTGGACGCAGGACTATGTGAACTTCTACGACGAAGGTGACCAGACTATCGGCACCGCGATCTGGGACGGCGGCACATGGTATCCGACTACGCACGTAGCTGTGATTGCATCCGGTGGTATGGAGAAGCTGGACATCAAGACTCTGGTGTCTTTCTTCTATGAAATCGCCAACTACAATCTGGTTCTTGAGTCTGTCAGGCTCGACTACAAGATCCCGGTGGTTGACCACCTGGAAGCTGGATACACCGACGCCAAGGTCGTAGCCATCGGTCTGTGGGGCGACTCGGCAATCGTGCTGTCCAATACCATGCGTATGGGTGTGGATAGTCCGCCGATTTACGACACGGCTCCGAACGTCCCGTCAGGTGCGTTGATGTCCAATCCGGCGGCGACCGACTACACCAGCATCTACATGCTGAGCCAGCCGACTGCCTGGATTCAGGACCAGTCCGGCAACAAGCTCCCCGCGTACACTCTGCATGATCAGGCAGTTAGCAACACGCCGACGTTGCCAACCACTCTGTGTGGTGGCGCGTCCACGACTGGTACGCCTGACGGATACAAGGTTCTGTACGGACCCGTAGGTTGGATTCCAGTACCGGGCAGCAGTCGGTCGGATGCTCGACTCCCGGTCTACACCGTGATACCTACCGCACGGACGGGTACACACCCGGACTGGATACCGTCACAGGTCGTAGGCAATCAACGCGCTAATCTGCTCGTGAATCCGAAGGGCTTCAAGGAAGTCGTCCCGGGCAGCGGCCAGTTCACCCCATATTGGTAAATAAGACATGGCAAACTTTTTAAACCCTGATGTGTATGATGCGACCGCGAAGGTCCATCGACCCATGACTTCGGGCGTCGAGGCTGTGAACCCGGCGCTGGTCCCGTTGTCTGCGCGTGCTGGCAATACCATTCAGAGCGTTGGTGACGGACTGTACGTCGGCGGTCAGCTCGGTTCGACTGCTTACTACGTGAACTCCAGCACTGGAGTCGACGATCCGGCACACGGCACGAAAGCCGCACCGTTCCGCTCGCTGGACTATGCGCTGGCCTACCTGTCGTCGCAAAGCCCCTTCGGTCAATATCGCGCGGCGGATACCACGATCGCACTGCAAGCCGGACAGTCGTTCTCGATGAACGCCGACTTCAACATCTACGGTGGACGTGTAACCCTGACGTTCTACGGCGATGCTCAGTACGGTGACTTCAACGGCGCTCCAATCGGCACAGGTGCGGCTCCCGCATGGATGGCTGATCTGAACCGTCCAGTCATCACGTTCGCTGTGCAGAACATCAGCGCGCAGTGGTACATGAACGGTATCAATCGTCTGGGTGGCACCGTCATCATCCGCGGCGTGAAACTCAACCTTCCGGCGGCACCTGCTACTCCTTCCATCGGCTTGTACTCGCAGAACATCGACGTTGTGCGCAGCCCTTCGCTGGCAGACGCTGGATACGTTCAGTTGGTTGGTAGTATCGTCAACATGACGGACACCAATGCGTACTTCGGCTTCTTGGGTGTGCAAGCTCGTGCCCTAGGCCTCAACCTCACGCAGTTCGCATCGCAGTTCCAGATCAACGGTCTGCTGATGAACGCGGCGTCGGGCCCGTCAGCAGCTCAGCTTCTGGCGCGTCAGTACTTCATCAAGCTGTACGCCGACATCCCGGGCAACACTACGACGAGTGTGTTGAGCCCTACCAGTGCGAACAGTAGCAGCGGCAGCGGCATCCTTAATTTGAGTTGGACGGATACCGAAGCGCTGACTGTGACCACGGGCAAGACCAATCTGGGAACATTCCCGGCGAACTTCGACCTTAGCTATGGTATCCGCAACTACTTCTTCGGGTTGCAGAAGGATCAGCAGTCGCGTCCGCTGAACGTTATCAGCCCGCGCCTCATCTAACCAACGTATAACGTTCAAGGCATATCATGGCAGGTACTCCACTGTTTCTCATCACCGATCGGGGGCTGGCGGTTGCCAGTGTCGCAACCCCGACTGGACCGTACATCCACATCACCAGCTTTCAGATCGGCAGTGGTTACGGGTACGACCCGCAGACTACCGACGCTGGGATCAACGGCAATCTGCTGTACACCGGCGTCCCCACCACGTACAACAATATCGGCAACAACACTATCGACATCGTTCTGGAGATCCCGCCGGACGCTGGCCCCTTCGACTTCGGTGAGGTCGCAGTGTTCCTGCAAGACGGCACGATGTTCGCGAAGGCTGTGTTCGAAACTCCGCAGACGAAGTACAGCTCGCTGGGAACCAACGTCGTGTCGAGCTATACGTTCCACGCGCTGCTGAAGCTGCAACAGTCCACGGCAGTCTTCCAGATCGACACTATGAACGGCCCTCCGGCGGTATGGGAAGTCTACAACTGGAGCGATGTGTATCCGCCGGTACTGTCGGCCAATCCGGATATCCCTCTGGTTCTGGTGCGTGAACTGAACTCGCATGGGGACAGCTCGTTGCTGACCAACACCAGCGATGCTACGTGGTCCCTCGAATCCACTGGCTATATGGAATACGCGTCGGCAAACGGTTCAGCGTTCACCGTTGCCAACAGCACGACTACGTGGATCGAGTTCCCGGCTGCACAGTTCCGCCCGTCGGATCTGACTACTGTGAACCGACGTTTCGTCATCAAGACTGCCGACCAGTTCTTCCGTTCGGTATCGCAAGTGGTGGTGTCGGGCGGCAACTACCGATTCTACCTGAATGCCAATCCGCTGTTGAGTGCGCCGACCATTGGCTCGCAGATGCGTATCTATCGCGACGATCAGCGCGGCGGTACTGTCTACTACGGCCAGATCGTAGATCCGCCCGTGATCCCGGCTCAGTATGTGCTGCCGAAAGCAACGACGGGTAGCCTCGGTGGTGTGATCGTCGGTGATTACCTGACTGTAGATGGCAACGGACGTATCAGTGCCAATCCGCCGTACAGCCCGCCTCCTCCGTATGTGCTGCCGATAGCTAACGGCGGACAGCTCGGCGGTGTGAAGATCGGTTCGGGAATCAACGAAGCGGGTGACGGTACCATCAGCGTTCCGCCCTACAGCTATACTCCGAGCGGTGGTAACAACGCGATGATCTCGTTCACCATGACGGCACCCAACATCGTCATCAATGGTGGCGGCAACACAGTTCCTGGATATACCAGCAACAATGCGATTCGGACATTCAAGCAGGGTGTCTGCCATACATGGGTGGTCGACGACCAGTCGCGCAACACTTCCATGTCCGTCAATGGTGCTATGGTCTCGCGCAACACTAAGGACGGCGGTGGTGGTTATGGTCGACGTCACCATGACACTGCAATGTTCTTGCCCGGCGATGAAATCATATACTCCGCCAACGTTGGTGCCGTCATCACGCTTCAGCTTTGCAACTTCAACACGTAAGGATAGCCCGTGAACAAAGTCACAGCAAGAATCTTGTACGACGAAATCGCGGGCAGCGACCCCACGGGTGGTTTCTACGTGTGGGTCGATCCTACGGAAAGCACCGTCGTGTTGCTCAGCCGCATCCTGAAGAACGCGCCGTTCAAAACCCGCAACAGCACGGAGTTCCATACTACCGTGCTGTACCATGCGGGTGATATCCCCACCGAAGTCAACGTGCCAAAGGATCGGACGTGTAGCGGTGAGCTCACGGAGTTCGTGGTGTGGGAAGAGCGAGACGGTGAGAAGATCATCGTTGCGTTGATCAACAGTCCGCAGTTGATGAGCTTGCACTACGAGCTGATCGGCCAGCAATTCAAGCACAGCTTCGACGACTACACTCCGCACATCAGTGTGGGTAAGAAAGTCGAGCTCACTGCTGAAGTGCGTACATGGCTGGAAGAAGCCAACAGCTTCTTGAAGGAGAATCCGATTCCGGTCGAATTCGATAAGTCGCTGAAAGCCTGTTCGCTGAAGTAATCACTGAGGAACTGCACGTGACGGTTACTGAACTTATTGCCGCAGCGAAGCGCTTCAAACCAACTGCCGAAGATGTCAGGCGGCTGGTTGCCACATGCGAAAAGGTTGACCAGGAACAGCAAGCTCGTGGGTGGAAACCCGGTGAGTATTCTGCTTGGTTAAACAAGCCGTTCTCCAGCCTGTAAGCGCGCAGAATGAGAAAAGCCCCATCCGATATCACACTCGGATGGGGCTTTTGACGTTACGGAGTCACGTAACTGATAGTGGCGTCTGCCGTATTGGTTCCGGTATTGACCACTGATACCGAATCATACGTATCATCGAGAACTAGCATACGGTTCACAATGAACGTCATGGAGACCGAAGCCTTCGTCACAGTCACGCTAAGAGGCTGATTTGTAGCTACAAACAGACCAGAAACGGGTGAAGGCACGGTATAGCTGCTCGCCGGTGCCATTGGCCCTGCGTGGACCATCGGGTCCGAATTGGAGGGATAGTATCCGGTGAACGTGCCGACACGCTGAATCACCAGACGATTCCCTGTGGATACGTAAGTCTCGAGCTTCAGAGCTTTGGGTGGAGTCTGCGGCAGTGCGACAATGCAATCTGCGCAATCGCCTACGACGGGAGTGGGCATTTAAGCCTCCTTTGTGATGAACGTGAGTAGGACCCCGACCACGGCATAGCTCAGGTTACGGATGTTGAACGAATCCACACTTTCGTTCATCGACAGGGTACTGTTGACCTTCTGTTCGGTGCTGACACCGTCGACCGTCGACACGAACAATACCGTATTGTTCACGGACATCGAGACGGCCGAAAACCCTGTCGGACTGTCGAAGCTGTGTCCAGGGTTCAGCACAATGGAATGGTTGATGACTTGACCCGGCTTGTAGACCGCACCTGCGTCACCGATTGTCACCGGCGTGGCTTCTACGACCGCCTGCCGACGTACTACCGCGTTGGATGGATACATAGGATACCGTGCGTGAGGGGATGTGCCATTCAATGAGTCAAGGGTCCGCAGAGCAAGCACTCGTGCGGACCCTTTGGTTATTTCTTACCAGCGATCTCCTTCAACCGTTTCTCTCGTTCCCAGTCATCGCGGCAATCGAGATCGCAGAAAAGATGCGGCGAACGTACCGTCTCGTCACAGTAGTAACAGTGTCCAGAATAAAGTAGCGTTCGCTTAGCGTTCCTGCGGATCGCCGCGATTGCATACTCAGTGAGTACTTCTTGTGATTCAATTGCTTTATCTGTTGTGCACATCGTTGGCCCCGTCGCGCAAGATCGTTCTGTAACAAAGTGTTACAGCATAAAATTACACGACGAAGCCAAGGGTTACGCTCCGACGTAGGTTCCTTCGTCCAGTGTCAAAGCTGATGTGTTCACACTCATCACACCGGAGACCACCGACAAACCGGATCCAGCTTGTGCCAGTCCCAGCGAAGAAGCAGTTGCTACCGGAAGATTTGCATACGGAATCGCCGTCACCCATGTCGGGTTCCCTGCAACGTCTGTCGTCAACACCTTGGTCGTACCCGGATTCGCACCCAGAACACCCGACGGTGCAACGGTCAACCATGTTGGGCTTCCGCCAGCATCCGTAGTCAGCACACGGATACCTGTAGCCGGATTGGAACCCAACTGAGCAGCACCGAACGTTCCGCTCGTGATGTCACCAGCAACCAATGTGACTGTACCCGTCTTGCCGTTCACCGCAGTGACTGCATCCTGCGAGTCGAGCACTGACCACTTGGAAGCATCCGATATCAGCCAGTCGCCTTGGCTGAACGTGATAAGCGTTCCACCCGGCGGAGTGTACGTGCCGCCTGACGTCGTGACGTAGTACCATCCCTTGTTACCAACACCTGCGATGGGGAGCGTGGACGATCCGGGAGTGAACGTGCCTTGGTAGTTCACCGACCCCAGGATAGACGACGGCAGATTGGCGACCGGCACCTTACCGTTGACATCCAGCGGAGCTACGCCGTTGGCTGCGCCTACTGAGCCGGACGGAACTACTTGCAGCAACGACACGACAGTCGGTGCATCCGTTGCCGTGAAGATCGACTTACCAATCGCCGTAGCACCGAGAGCTGATTGCGCAGTCGCAGTATTGTTCGCCGTAAAGACTGCGGCTCCTACCGATGACGCACCCAAGGCACTGACTGCAGTCGGAGCATCCGTCGCACTCAGCACTGCGCTACCAACTGAAGTCGCGCCGATTGCGGATTGCGCTGCTGCTGCAGTCGCTGCTGTGAACACCGACGATCCTACCGTAGTTGCCCCCAGAGCAGTGCGCGCTGCTGCCGCGGTCACCGCTGTGAATATCGAGTTCCCTACGGTAGACGCACCGAGATTGAATGCTGTGAGTGCGACGTTACCGCCTCCGTCAGGAGCCACGCCGTTCACACTGGTTACTGATCCAGCACCACCTCCGCCAGCGATAGATGCTACCGTACCATCGGCGGCCAGAATGAAGATCTTCTTATCCGCGGTATTGATTGCGATCTGTCCTGCAACCAACTCCGAAGGCAGCGGAACCTTCCCGGCCGTGCTATTGTGTAGATGAATTAATTTCGTAGCCATTTAGGAACCTGTGAATTCGCCTTCGTTGAGGTGATCTTGAAGCGTGTCCCACATCCCGTTAGTGCGGACGTAGGGACTGCTATCAAACGGTGCGTCTGCTATTCCAGCCGGTATTACGGTTGCTGCGGTGATCGGAGACGCACACAGGATACCGTACACATCACCACGGACTGCCGGTAACTGCAACGCCAATCCGGTGTTCGTGCGATCGTAGTTGGAGATCGACACGCCGTTCCGCGTTACGGTCAGCAGTGCTTGCCCCGTATCGCCTATCGGCAGCAGATTGTCCCCATCGTTGGGAAGACACACGTACATCGTGGAGATGCCGAACAGCTCCGAACAGATGACCTCGTACGGGAGCACCATCTGCCACCGATTGCGGATCGTCGTGTATTGGTACATCCCCAATCGATAACTATCGTTGAGGTCTGCTGTCAGCACCACGTTGTTGTGACCAACCTGATCCACTACCGTCGCGCTGGACGGTAGTGCATCGACCGACGGGGACTGTGCGATGATCATCTGCCCGTCCGCCTTCACCGCAGTGTACGGGAAGTTCAGTTGCTCTATCATTACTAACCTCTGGCGTTATCTGACGTGTCTGGCTCCTTCGGCGTGTTACCTGCTGCCAGCCAAGGCAGATAGATTTCACGCCAGATCCGATGTACGCTCGGCACATTCCACTTCACACCGTTGTCGTCCTTGTACAGAATGAGGTCGGTGCGAATGCCGCCGTTACGTGCCGCTACCTTATAAAATTCCATGGCCCGGCACTCCTTAGGACAGGCGCGTACCCGTCAGCGTGACGCTCATGTTCGCCAACGTGGCATCGGCAATCGTTTGGGTCGTGTACAGAGTAAGCACGTCACCAGCGTTGAACGTGACGCTGGCACCGGTTACTGCACCAGTCGCTTGTCCAGCTGAGAACGTCACCTGTGCGACTTCCGTACCGTTCTTACGCACGGACAGGACAACCGTACCCGTCGCCGCCGTCGCTGCACTCGCCACCGAACCTGTGAAGTTATTCGGGAACTGAACTTGACGTGCGAACATCACACGCGCCATCAGCGCATTGTTGGCGGGCATTGCCCCGATGTATCCAATCGGCATGTCGTACGGATTGGTCGTAGCCACTGCTGACAGCGTACCGTCTGCGGCGACTGTCAAGCCCGTACCTACCTTGATACCACCCAATACCACGGCAGTCGCTTTCGGAAGATTGTAGTCGATCGTTCCGTCACCTGCGATGGTCATCGAGGTTCCGGCTTTCACACCACCGATCTGCGCCGACGTTGCGGCCTTCACGTTGATCAGACCATTGAGCTGCACAGCCAATCCAGCGCCGACGATCACGCCACCCAGAACAGACGTCGTTGCCGCCGGAAGAGTGTAATCCGAGCCGCCTCCGCCACCACCTGCTGCGCTGATCGTGCCGTCTGCCGAGATGGTGATACCAGAACCAATCTTCACACCACCCAGAATCGTCGAGCTCGCGATGGGCAACACGTACTGCGTGCCCGTGCGTCGCTTGAAGATCAGGAACTGGTCGCCCGGCTGCGGTGATACTTGCAGCGGGGTCTTATAGATCAGCGTGATGTTCGCCCCGCTGATGACAGCTTGGTGGACGATACGCGGCGTCGAGTAGCAAGCGCCCGTGATAAACTCTACGATCAGGTCACCATCCGACGTGACACTCGTGTATCCGTAGTAATCCGAGATCGGCAGCGTTATGCTGTTCATGTCTGCCGACACTACCGTGCTCGGAGTCGGCGTTACCACGTACTCGTCGAAGTTCCACAGACCGTAACCATCGGTGTAGGCACGGAAGCTGTCTGCCAGATTGCGGCCGCGAATGATGTACGCAGCCGGAACACTGTTAGCCGCCATCGGCAACTGATCAACCGAATCCAGCACTGCCATCTGGAAGGCGTTGCTAGTTTCCGCAACGTCCAGCCACATATTGTACATGGAGCCGACGCTCGACAGATACGCGTCGAAGCGAATGGAATTGGCTTTCGTGGTGTCGCTGTTCACCGTCTTGTGCATGAGCACGTCACACACGCCCAATGCAAACAGCATACCGCTCTCGGTGTACAGGCCGACTTCACCGAAATCGAAGGGACCCAAGTCATACGGCAGCACCACCGATTGGCGGATGATGTTACCACTGACGACGTCTTGTGTGGTCAGCGATCCCTGATAGATCAGACCACCGTGGATAGCGATATCGCCGGGAACCGGTGTGTAGCCAGTGCCGCTACCGAGGCGATACAGGGTGGGCCTCAATCCCGGAGTGACCGCCAACGCATCGAGTGCCGCTTGTGTGATTTGAAAATTCATATGGTTCTCTTTTTGAATGCGTTACATACAGATCATGACGATCGGCTGCTGCTGACTGTTGGCAGACAATCCCACGGACCCGTCGTTGTACACTTCACCCTCTACAGCGAACGGGAAGCTGTTGTACTTCGGGGTCGCGGCACTGGCTGGAATCACCACATAGGGGTCCCCAAGACACGCGAACGCGAATTGGGCCACCCCGTCTGCTACTGGCTGGGACATGCTATCTCCTAGGTGACTGATACATCACTGAACCAGCCGTTGAACGTAGTGCCGCCGAAGGCGTAACCCCAGATGTCTACCAGACCGTCTTCCGTCGGCGTGAACGAGATCGATACTTGCTGCCACGTCGAAGCACCTGCGGTCATCGGCACTTGCTGTCGCGTCACACCCGCGACGTAGCTGGACAGCGTCATCAGACCCAGAGTTAATCCAGGATCGTCACGCATCAACCACACGCTGACGGTGCGCGCTTCGTTGGCTTTACACGCGACTTTGACCAGCGACTTGCGAGCCGGGAAATCGGCCGTGAACAGCGTGGAGTTGTACAGCGACACTTTCCAGCTGGCACCTTGCGATGGCGGACCTGCTGGGATATGCCTATTCGCGTTGTCCGATACCCACCGATACCACATGGAGTATTCGCGGTTGTCCCACGTCACGCCGCCGAACGCGTTGACCAGAATCTTACCGGCCCATCCGCCGTTATTGAACGGTGAACCTAGACCAGTGTTGGGATTACCGCTAATGACTGGACCCTGAAACGTGCATCGTTCCAAGAACAGGTTGAGCTGCACCAGACCCGGTGCGAAGTCGCCCTGTGCGTTGTTCTGCATCACGCAATTCCGCAGGTAGCAGTTCTGAAGGTAATACGTCGTGCTGTCAGTCAGCGCAAAAGCCGAGTTGTTGTCGATCATGTCGATACGCATATTGATCAACTCACGGCTTCCGTTGGGAAGCGTTATCGCTGAGCCTTCTGAGCGCCCGTGCAGCCGTCGGAAGTACGCTTTCAACGGAGTTTGCATCCCGTTGACCTTCCAGATATTCGCATTGTCCAGGACCAGCGCGCCGGAGTTGAAGGTCCACCCGCGCGAAATGCGCAGATCGTACAGCTGACCATTGGCCGGTGACGTGTCGGTGCGAATGAACGGCGTATTCCAACATCCGGCCACAAACGACACGTGATGCTTGAAGTCCCCGCTCGCCAAGAAACTGGTCTGGAACAGATTGCCGTTGTTGAAGTGTGCGTACGCAAAGCTCGACACCTCTACTGAGCTGATACCGGGTCCTACGCTGAACACCTGACTGTATGCACCCACAGCGCTGAACACCGTGATGTCAGTCTGAGTGCTCATATCGGTACGACTCCAGCCTCCGCTCACCACCACTCGATTACCGAC